TAGGAATATTCTTACCGTTTTCGCCCTTAATCCAATAGACATATCTAGGTAGTAAGTCACCAACAAGTCTTACATGATGGTCTTCTTTACCTGCATAGTTATAAGTTTCGATCTTCTCTTTTTGAGCTGATCCTTTAGTTTGATTGAATCCAATCGCCATATTTTTCTCCGTTTGTCTCCTCAAATAAAAAGTGTACCCGTCCATCTTTTAATTCAAGCAGTCTGTTATTATTAATTATATCATCTGATATTGGACACATCAGATAATCTAGTGTGGTGTCTTTTGTATTAACATAGTCGTGATAGTTACGAAATGATGCTACACCTGCATATTCCACAACTTCTCTATCACTCAATGCTCGTCCTCGTTCAAGTAAATCTTTCGGGTTAAGAAGATATGACTTGCCTCCGAACTTATACTTGTAAAACTTAAATGTTTTATCGTAGTAGTTTTTTGGTTGAATCTTGTATGTAATAATTCTAAGGATAGTTACTATATCAGCAACATTCCCTTTGCTTATTTTCATTATCTTATTCCAATCAAATAGTAACATATTATAACAAATTTTTGAACCCGTGTCAAGAATTATTTTTGTGAGCTACGACAGGCCCTCTCTTTTGCATTTTTTCTACGTCTTCGGGAGATATTGTAGCATGAACATTTGCTTGTGCCATTTCTACTAAACTCCCTTGAAAAATATAAGAACCTATATGCATTAGCTCAACCATAGGTAATGCCCATATATCCATGCCTAGTTTTCTACAATTTTCTGAAAACATATAGTCTTCTGACAGATATCTATTTTGTTCATTAATTATACAATCAAAAAACGCGTGAATTTGTTCTCCTGGTTTAAATTCTCCTTCTCTTAAATGGTCGGGAGTGTATAGTAGTTCAGGATGTGCTTCTGCATACTCTTCAAAGACTTTTCTTTCTATAATCATAAATCCAGTAGCACCTTCTTTGATTTTTACTGGTTGAAATATAGGTGCTTGTCCATCAGGATATTCATCAGGTAGTGGATTAAATACCATATCGCCACATACTTTTTCTAATCTCCACGGTTCATCATCATATTTTCCTGTTTTAGCCGCTTGTATAACTTTCTCCCAAGCTATTGTTTTCTTAGGATATAGTGCGCATAAAATTCTATATAGTTCTGGATTCTCTGATATTAAATGTATCATATACATTAAATCCATAGCTTTCCAGTGAATATCACTATCTATAAAAACTAAGTGTGTAGCATCGCTCTTTAAAAAATTAGCAACACAATAATTTCTTGCTCTAGTAATTAGTGATTCATTAAATAAATAATAAATCTGCATAGGAATACCATACTGCATAAATACAGATGTAGTATCCATTAATGATTTAGTATACATTCCATTACACATACCTCCATACATTGGGGTAGCTAAAAAGAATTTCATCTTTCTCATTCCTTCTAAATTTAGTTGTATTTCTGTACTCATAATACGTTTACCTCGTAGTCTTGTTTTAAATAGTAGCCCAGTCTTGCGTTTGCTTGACGAGCTGCTGTTTTTCCTTTGAGATGAATGTCTACAACCACAGGTTGCTGTTTTCCTTCTTTTTCTCTAATTACTCTACCAATAAGCTGTGTTAGTAAAGGGTCATTATTAATTGGTGTACCCAGTACTAAACAACTTAAATCGTTCAATGATATGCCTTCTGAGAATATAGACTGTGTACCAAACAAAATATTTTTATTTTTCTTTATTTGATTCATTACTTTATCTCTTTCAGCAAACTCCATATCTCCTGTTATGGAAACTGCTTTGTCACCACACAATTCAGAGCATGCTTTCAGAAAAGCTACTCTATCAGACACTACTAAAACTTTGTGTCCTTGTGCGGCATACTTTGCAGCAATCATACTTACACTATGAACATATTCCTCATTAAATGCAAGATGATTTATTCTTTCTGCCCAAGGAGTATACGCACCATCAAGGAAGCGTATCTCGGACTTAATTACATCAATCCTAGGAGTCATGTAATTTTCTTTTGGTGGTTTCATTACATTGTGACCAAAGTAATCTCTGAAAACCACATGGCGTCCATCTTTTCTTTCTAGTGTTCCTGTCAAACCTATCTTATAACGGGCGGGCATTTCATCAACAATCCGAGTAAAAGTCGGACTACTAACATGGTGCATCTCGTCTAAAATCACAGTTCCGAAAACTTGTTTGATGTCGTCCATTTTTCTGTACAAACTCTGAATATTCCCTACAACGATTGGGGACGAAGTATCAAAGCTACCTGACCCGATTCTCCCTGCTTGTATTCCAAAGCAATTTTGTACATCTTTTTCCCACTGATTTCTTAAGTTAGTTGTGTGGGTAACAACTAATGTTTTCTGACCTAACTTCTTGGCTATAGCCAAAGCCGTTATTGTCTTTCCCCAACTTACCCATGCGTTAACTATCGCATTGTCTTGTATCTCGTCATATACCTTCTGCTGGGAAGGTCGTAAAGTATACGCAAAGTCAGGTAGTTCGACTGGCGATGTTACTCGCTTGTCAATAATCTCATAATCAGCAGGAACTAAATCTTCTCTTCCCACTGGTATAGAAATCAACCCATCTTTTATCCATCGTATTGTTTTGAATACGATAGGTGGGTCTGTCGGAATCCGAGGAGCAATTGTATATGTAAGCTCCTTTTCAATATCCGAACTTAATTTACTATCTACTGAAAGGTAGATTCGGTTAGAGTATACTGCCTTCATAAGTTTGCAATAAATTCTAAATCTTGTAACTTCCAGAGACGAGTCAACTCTGCATGATTATTATCCCAGGGAGATGACCATCCTACTTTTTGTTTTCTGTCACGAACATGTTGTGGAAGATAGTCTTTCATTACTTCTCTTAATAAATATTTATATGTTCCTAATAAATGATCGGGATGTTTCTTAAATTTTACACCACTTTCTATGCTTAGCATGTACCTTACAAAACTTTGGGATAAAAATACTGGTCTACTTTCCATTCCCCACATTCCTGTGGTTTGGTCTGTTGTAAGTATATTTTGCTCTGATGTACTTACTAAATCATACCAAAGTGCATTATTTTTCCAATCAGTTTTACTAAAAAGATGTTTAGGAATCCAAGTTTGTCTACTTGCATACCTTTCTATAGTTTCTATATTATAGTCATCATCATAATATCTATCGTGATGTTGATACCCTGTAAATAATTCATCTGCACTGTCTCCAGTTAAAACTACTTTACATCCATCTTTATGTGCTTGTTTACATAATGCAAATCTAGGCGCTCTTCTATTTTTATCCATCCATGGATAATGAGTTCCATTTAACCACATTCTATCATAATGATTAACATGGTCTTTCTGTAATTTTACAACTTTATATGGAACATTCCATTCTATACAAGTTTTTACAGCCATTCTTGCTTCTCTTCTAAATGCATCGTGGTCATAGAATTTAGCTCCACCTTTTTCATAATCACATATGTATGCAGTTAAGTCTAGTTTAGAGTCTTTTAGAATACCTAAAGCGCACGTACTATCTAATCCTCCACTAAGAAATAATGCAGTTTTCTGTTTATTCTTAGCAACTTTGTTTATACTTGCAATTAACTTTTGTCTAAACTCTTGTATATTTATTTTATTACTAGTTATTGTAAAGTTTGCCCACATATTTTTAACCTCTAGCCTACCTGTATTTAAATCAATAATGTATATTGCTCCTGGAGGTACTTTTATTGTATGTTCCCAAGGATTCGTTGTTCCTAACCATATAGGATTAACTAGATAATATTGTATCATTTTTGGATTAAATTTTTTCCAATTTATACTTTTTAAACTAGTTGTTACTGTTACTTCTTTGCCTTTCTTATATAGCCATAAAGGTTTTGCTCCAAAATGATCTCTAGCTACAATTAATTTATTTTCTTTAGGTTTGTAATAGGCAAAAGAACCATGCCAATCTGTATTAGTAATAAACTTATATCCAAAAGTATCTAATCCATTTGCCAAAAATGCGGTATCATTAGCTATATTAGAATCATACATTTCTCCATTAAATACAAGTATATTTCCTTTTTTAGTTTTATAGGGCTGTAGTTGATGTTCTCCATTTACATCTAGCAATACATGCCCAAAAGCAAGTTTACCATCACTAGCATACCCCGTATCAGTTGGGCCTCTAAACTTTTGTCTATTTGTTAGAAGCTCTATATCTTTTACTTTAGTTGTTACTACGAATCCACACATTATTTATCTTCCTCATGTTGTTTCTTACTTTTTAACCAAAGTACAAAACTCTTCTTATGTCCTTTAGATAATGGAGTCACTTGATGGATTAGCCCACTGCTATAAAACACTGCATCTCCTTGTTTTAAATCAAAGTCATGTTCTTTTATTTCAAAGTCTGCACCTTCATACTCATCACTTGAGCTTAAATTTATAGATACAGATACAGTTGATATAGCTGGTTCAGCGTGCCACTCTAATCCTTGGCCTTCTTCTTTATAATGCATTAGATGTGCATAAGCCTTTTTACTATAGTATAATTTTTGTTCCCAATGTTTTTCAGCAGTTTCTTTTAATTTATCCATAAAAGTAAAATGACTTCTTACAGTATAATAGTTTCTGTCAACATGGTTCATTTTGTCCTTTCCTCCAGTTTTTAATCCTACTTCTAAAGTTTTATTTTTACTGGCAAACATGCAGTAGTCTTTCCAAAATTGACACTCTTGTTTACCAAAAAACTTAGGAATTATTAATACCATCTTTATATTCTCTACTTGCTTGATGTTGTTTCAATATACAATTATCTGTATCTATTCCTATATATTTACTATCTAGTCTACTCCACTGTTGTTCTGTCAACTTATTTAATAGTTCAGCTAACATAATTTGATCCCATTCTTTTGGGTTATTTTGACAGTGACGCATCCATCCTTTTATTATTGTTAATGTCATTTCGTTATATGGAATAAATATTGCACTTGTTATAACTTCCCATTTTGGAGGATGTATCTGTTCGCATCCTACTAATAATCTGTTTTCTTCAGTAAACTCAGAAAAATCTGGTTTTGCTAACCACTCTGAATCTGCGTCTACATAAAATAAATCACATTCATGTTCTTGCATCATTTCGTAAATAAACTCTGGCTTTATACCACAATTCTCTTCCCAACTACCTCTTTGTTCATATCTAGTTAGTTCTAAGTTTACTTGAAACTTTTCACATGAATTTGCTAACGGTTTTACTACTTCATCGTAGTTTGGTGTATAGTATGCTATTAGTTTCATTCTACTACTTTAAACTCCTTTATTGTATCTACTTGTAAGTCTTCCCATTTTTGAAATTCTACATCATAACAAATCAGTTTATCTCCTGACTGTTTCTTTATATGAATAGGTATATTACAATATTTTTCAGACAGAGTATACTCTCTGGAATATACTTTGCCAGATTTTAAACTTTCAAATGCGATTAGCACTATGCTTTTTTCTAACTTACTTTTGAGTTTTTCGATATCGATAACCATACTTTTTCATGCCCCATATATGCTACTAGCTTGATTAACATATCAAGCCAGGCTATGCCTGCCGCGTACTCGACCTTGCCGAGTATCGCCCAAGCGATTAAAAACGTTATTGTTGTTGCTAATATTCTCCAAGTAATTGCCTTGTAAAATATTACTAAATTTTCCTCCATGTATCCTTCTTTTGCTCCTCACAATATTCCCATATTTTCCATGGTATTCCTTTTTTGTATAAAATTCCTGCCCAACTATTGCCTTCTCCTGGAGGTCTAGACTCTATAAAAGGGAAAGGAATATCTTTTAGCCACACAACTGTGGCAATATCTTTCTTTTCTATTTTTCTTATTTTATGGTATTTGAGTTGTGTTGTAACTGTTTTTTCATTATACCAATACATTCCATTTGTATCAATAAAATGTTTTCCTCTATGTTTCATCATTCCTACTTCATCATCAATTTGATAACGAAGCGGATATAAACTTTTCATAGGAGTTTGTAATCTTCTCATTCCAAGTGTACTTCCTTGCATATTTTTATCATCTACTACTTGGTCATTAATTATAACTAATCCGTCTATTTCTTCAGGCTCTTCACTTAATATATAAATAGGAAATTTTATCACTTGTTAAATTTAAATCCTTTATATGCTTTAGCCCACTCAGTACATAACCAATTAAAATCTTTATCTATAATAGATATTTTATAGGTTATTTTTTCACCTTTATGCAATACTACTTTGTGTTCTTTTGTTGTATCTATGATTGCATCTCGATACACCCATTTTTTATAGTGGTCAGCTCTTCCACCATCTTTACGACCAGGATTAAAATAAGTACAAGAATCTTCCCAACCTTTCAATCCCCAAATTATAGCACACTTGTTATTTTTATCTGTATGCCATTCTAATTCACTACCTGTTAATTTTACAAAACTAGTACGCCACTTGCAGTTTTTAAGCATGGGCATAATATCTATAAATCCCTCTAATTGGTCATTATGATAGTGTGCATATTGATAGTTACTTATAACTTTGCCATTTTTATGAGTGTACTGTTTCCATTCTAATTTAGGAAGCAGATTTATCATATACTCTCTATCTATTTCAAAGCTAATTGGTTCTATTATTTCGTATTTTTGTGCCGCTAATATCTTCAATTTCTTTCTCAAAATGCTCTTGTTCTATCTTATATCCTACTTTTCTACCATATGTAATATTTACTATGTTAGGGACAATAGATATAGATACTTTACCAGCTAAATATGCTAGTTTATCTTTTAAATTTTCTTTTACTTCATGGGCGGAACAAGGATTATCTTCACTCCACTCCATACTTCTAATTTGTATTTCTACTTGTTCTTCTTTTTGTAAACATCTTTCTAACAATGCTTGATGTCCTTGATGCCATGGTTGCCACCTACCCAACATTTGTACTGTTGGTTTTTCATCTTTCCATAATCTCTGACCTATACTCCAACATACATCAATAGGGTCATCTTCATCCCACTCATGTATATCGTAATCATACTCAGTCCAATGTGGCCATTCAAATACTTTGTTAGTATCTTCATATTTACCATTTACTATTGTAGACATAAAAATAGTCAAGTCAGCATCAAACTGTTCTCTACCTGACTTATACGGACATATAAAATCAACTAAGGCAATTCTACCACTTTCTGATACAGCATTTGCCTTGTTTAACATTCTTCTAAACTGTCTCCAACGACCTGCTTCTGAGAAGTCCCAGTCATTAGCTTCTTCACGCATTTGGTCTGCGTTTATGTGAACTACTCTGTCGCCCATTCGTTGTACTATGTTTTTACACAGTGTTGTCTTGCCAGCACCAGACTGACCAAATATCAATACTTTCATTCTTCATACACAAAGACCCAGTTTTTTCTTCCTGCTGGGTCAATATTTGTTCCTATTTCTTTCATTCCAAAATCAAGAAAGACTTGTCTACCTTTCTCGTATGTTATTTCGCACATCATGTTCGGATTGTCAAACTGTTTTCTACAGAACTCTCTACCGTTTGTTAAATCGTAAGTAGAGGCTCCGCCTTTGTAAGCATCTTCCCATGCTTGTCTGCGAAATGCAGGATAACGATACTCTGTACCATCATCCCCTGTAAATATTTTATTGGTACAGAGTGCATTGACTCCTACCATTAACTGTGGCTCTATTCCTAGAACTGTGTCATATGTCATCATATACCACTGCTCTTTATCATAATATGCCTCTAGGTCTTGATAGCAAGTTTTATTTCTTACTATAAACCCTTGTATTCTTAACTGTATAACTCTATAAAGTTCATCAGTTGTTAGTTCATCATAGTGTTTTATTACTGTAACTAAACTCATAATCCATATAGTTTTTCAAACTTACCAAGAGAGTAGTCATCTGCAACATCAAAGTCACAACCAACAGGTGCGCCTGGAATGGATAGTCCTCTATCTTTTTGTACAAACTCTTTTAATTTTTTACTATATAGTTCTACCTCATCTTCGGGTACTTCTGCTAAAATGGAGTCATGCACTAAGGCAAATATCTTCGCTTTCATACCAGTCTTGCGTATATATTTCTGTGTATCTATCGCACCAAGTAGATTGATGTCAGATGATACAGACTGGACAAGTGCATTAACTCCTGACCTAACTTCATGGGCAGCGATTCCCTTGTCTTGTGAAAAGACATTTGGTAATCTTCTCTTTCTGCCGAAATGAGAATAAATGAAACCATTGGCTTGAATAAACTTCTGCATATCATTTAACCATCTACGAAGATTAGGGAAAGCTTCAAAATAGTCTTTGATAACCATTTGAGCTTCTTGCATAGTGAACTCTGAGCCACTATCTTTAGTAACTTGTTCACTAATCTTTTTCGGGCCTGCTCCATACATAATACCGAATGTTACTGCTTTTGCTTGTTGACGTTTATCTCCATACAATTCAGCAACTTGGTCAACTTCGCACGGAAGTCTAAATACTTGTTTTGCAATCGTACTATGGAAGTTTCCTCCAGACTTAAACACATTCATAAGACCTTTATCATTTGCTAACACAGCTGCACAATATACTTCTGCAGTTGTTAAGTCCATGGCAACTATCTTATGACCCGCCTTTGCCTTGATACATCCCTTAACTGTGGGATTGTCTCGAGGAAGCTGTTGCATGTTTAGTTTACCACTAGAGGATAGACGGCCTGATGTTGTGCCGTGTAAATTGAAGTTTGTTCTTAGTCTTCCATCTCTATCAAGATTTGGTATAATTTTATCAAGATATGTATTCTTGATTTTTACTTTCTGTCGTATTTCAAGAATATGTTTAGGTACTTCGTGTTCTTCTGCTAACATACCCAATACTTCCGCATCAGTACTGTCAGCACCTGTACCCGTTTTCTTACCCGTTGGGGCTAAGCCTATGTAGTCAAAGAGTAGACTTCGTAATTGAACTGTTGAATTAGGATTAAATCCGCCTTTTGCTTTGATAAATGCTTTCACTTCAGGAAAGGACTTAAGAGCAAGTACAGCTGCATCAATATCTTCTTGCATACGTTTCTGCCCAAACTCTAGTCGAGTAAGGTCAAAAGGCACACCGTTAGATTCTACATCTTTTAGGAATCTTACTCCTTCTATGAGAATATTTTTGTATACCCAATATAGTTTCTCATTTTTCAATATTGCTTTCTCAAATTTTTCAAACAATATAAAGGTTACTATCGCATCCATTGCAGCATAGTATTTCATTGTTTCAAAGGGAACTAAGTCATAACTAAAGTCTGATTTGAGTACTCCTGTTCTTTTCTTATATTCTTGAATCCAGTTGTCAAGTTCTGCTTCATAGTCACCATAGTCTGTGTGCTTGATAGCAAGTTGTTTTAGACCATGAGTACCTGGATTTTCGTCAAACATATAGTGCATAAGCATAGTATCTTCAAAGTGTGGAAACTCAAAGTTGAAATGATACTCAAACCACTGCAAGTCAAACTTACTATTGTGAAATACAACTCGTTTCTTGTTAAAAAGTTCTTGCATCATCTTTTCTGCTTTTTCGTCTATACACTCACAATCTACATATACACCATGCTCTCTTTTGTAAGACATAGAAAAACCTATCATGTAGCCATCTCTACAATATAATGCTGATGTCTCGGAGTCAAGTCCGATAAAATTATTTGGATGGTCTAATGCTTCTTGTAAATATTTGTGCAGTTCTTCACTGTCTTGAATACCAAAACATCTGTCTTCGCCTAGGGATTTTTGTTTAAGTTCTCCGCTTATGTATCCCGTTATACTCTCAATCGCTTCCTCGAATGACTTCTTTGCTTCTGGTCGAAACTTTATCATTGCAGGGTTGATTAACGCCAAAAACTTATCATCAATTATTTTTCCATTGTACTCTGTTATTGATGTCTTTCTAGTATACATTTTGAAAGGCTCAGAACCTACAAGAATAAGCCATTCGTACGAGTCGATATCGATTTCAATATCAACATCTCTTTTCAAAATTTTCTGTTTTGAACTATCACTACATAGCGCGTAGCGGTCAAACTCGAAGTCAAAATACTTCTCATAGTTTGTGCTTGACTGTGTTTTTTCTATTATTGCTACATTAGCCATATAATTTTTCCTTTAATCTCTCTATTTCTGGTCTTGTTAAATTACCAGGGTCTATATTGTCTCTTAATTTTACTACTCTTGCTGAGAGTTCTAGTTTCTCTGCAAGGTCTTTTGCTTTTTCAGCTGCTTGTATACCCGCCTCATCCCCGTCAAACATAATATCTAAACCTTGAACTCCTTGAAGTTTTAGTAGACTTAGTTTGACCCAATTCACTTGTTGTGTACCAAATGTACACACTGTATTTCTGAGACCTTTGTCCCAAAGGTTAAGAGCATCAAATATGCCCTCCACCAAAATAACTCTATTCTGTATAGGTTTTACTTTCGCTGGACAGAAAGGCATTTCTACCCCGTTGGGATAGATATAATACTTATTCTGACTAAAATCGTCCAGACTCCTACCTATCAGAGCCACTGTCTTACCTCGAATATCACGAATAGGAAAGATGATACGATTCTCAAACTTGGGTACGTTCCATGTGAACGCGTCCCAAATGTCGAGAGTCTCCTCAGATATATTTCTGATTCCACCACCTTTCCATTTCACTCTATCCTTTGGGAGTTGGATACCGACAGTTTCGCTTTTAACTTTGTTGACTTTTTCTTTAATACGATGCATCCTTACTTCTAGCGGCGAAGCAGGTGCACCAAAATAGGTAAATAAATTACCTTTATATCCACATGAAAAACAATTAAATACACCTGTTATTCTATCTATTCTCATAGATGGGTTAGTGTCATCATGCTCTGGATTTAAGCATGATACAACTGCGTCTTTACCTGAAAGACGATAATCAATTTTCTTTTCTCTTAAAAGTTCTTCAGCTATCATAATTACATATATTATAACAAATTTTTAAGTTTGTGTCAAGAATTATTTTCAAGTATGATACGCTCCGCTTTATACTGTTTGCCAATCTCAGGGAAATAGATAAGTTCTGTTTTACAATTAGCATATTTTCGTACTTTTTCAATCCACCATTCTTTTGATTTTATGGTGACATGTGCATTTCTACCATCACTAAGAGTAGCTCTTGCAGGATAGCCCGCTATTGTTGCAAAAACAAACTTCATATTTGGATTACTATACCAGTATTCTAAAGTTGCATCTATCTCTTCTTCGGGTATATGCTCTAGTACATCACAAGATACGATTGCATTAAACTCTCCTACTTCGGGCTTCTTTTCATACTCTGGTATACCAAAATCATATAATACTACTTTTTCAACATTCCATAGTCTGTGTATATGCCTTTTCTTATAAGGCCATGCTTTACCACAACCAAAATCTTGTAGCACTACTCCTTTATGCTCAAAAGATAAATCTTGGATATTCCATACCCAATACATGATTTGTTCTCCAATCATCATTCCAATATCTTTTCTATTATGTATTTTTATATACTCTGATTTTAAGTACTCATTTTCTTTATCTGATATAATCATAAAATCTAGTGCCTCCCAGTAATGTCGAGGATAAAATCCCCATTTATTTGTAATTTTTTGTATTCTTGTGCTTCCATGGAAGTTCATCTCCTATCCTCTCATATTCTCTAAACTTGGGGTCATCTTCATAATACATAGATTTCCATACTAGTTCAGCCATTTGAAACCATACAGCAACTGCCTTATCTCTAAAAGACTTGTCACCCCATAAATAATATAATAACCACCATTCTTTATCAAATCTACATACTCTTACTTCCTGTTCCCAAAGCTCAGGCAACTCACTAAGCACTCTTAGTCTTTGACTTCCTGCAATCGGGTACCAGTTCGGCATACATAGAAAAGGAGAACGTACTCCTTCTTTCTTTAGTGCTTCTCGTAGTGGCTCGTTGGGTGGAACATTCTTTATATTTTCTTGTACCTTTGGTTGTTCTAACATCCATCCGATTGTTCTTACATACCAAGTATGTGGTGGGAGAGGTACTAACTCCGCTGTTTCTCTACTTACTCTGTCATCTGCCATCTTTCAAAATCCCTTTTGTAATAATCATATATTAGTTCTTTTACTACTTCTCTGTTATAAGGAGCAATTTTTGTTATTGACTCATGATGATTATTTGGTATTAATCCTAATTTTGCCCAAATAGTTTGATCTTCTAGTCTATGAACTTCTACTTCAGGTTCTCTATAAAAACACCAAGCTGGTTTATACATTACAAAGTAGCTTCCCCCTAATCTAACATGTGCTTTTTCTAATTCAGTTAAATCTTGTGCTGTAGACCAGTATGAACCTTGCTGTAATCCATTTATAGCTTTCTTTGTCCAAGTAATTATATCCCAATCAATAATAAAATAATTATCACAATTGTATTTATAAAGACTTTCCCATCTATCTAATGGATTTCTAATTACAGTATAATATTTGTAGTCAGGAAATTCTATTGCTAATTGGTCATAAGTTGCATGTATATTAGTATAAGCTATCCCATTCATAGATTCTCTTTTACTATGTCTTATATACTCAGATGGATTACCTTCCCAGTTTCTATGATTGAGTTTAATTGATGTACCCGTTTTTTCTGCTTCAGGTATATAAAATTCTGCTATATATCCTCTAGTAATTGAGGTACCTCCGCATTTAGGAATATGAATATATACTTCTTTTTTAGGATGTATCACCATGATATAAATCTTCCATTTGATCTTCGTAAATTGGTCTAAACTGTTCCAATGTAGGTAATTCAATTTTAAATTTACTATCTGAATTACTATATACTAGTTCAGCACAATGTATATGCCATGCTTCTTTTAGTTGTTTTTCTGTATAAATTATCATAAATCGTATGTATCTTCCCCTGTTGTCATTGTTTCCTTAAGTTCTGACTTTTCGTCTGGGTCAAGAGCTGTGTGAGGCCCAATCTTTAAGGTTTCCCAGTTCATTTCTGAGGTGAAGTTTTCTGCTGCTCCACTTCTCATCTTATCACACTTAAACTTAATACAAGGTTCTTCGTCTCCCCAATGCTGTATACTGTAAGCAGCATCAACAGCATCCAAGATTCCTTTTGAGAATCTTGCCTCTCCTTTCTCATTAGTCTGGAAAGCGGAGAGAACTAGAACTTTGCTCTCTTGTGCGAGAGATTTGAGACCTTTTGAGATCTCGATTTGCTCGGTCCAATCATATTGTCCTGAACGGTTTGGTGCGTTATGGCGTTTAACTTGGTTTAGATAGTCAACTATTACCACACCCAAGTTTGGTAACTGGGCTTGTTTTTGTCTTACTACGCTAATAATTTTCGCTAAAGTAAGAGATGGGTCATAATGTATATCTATTTGTGGAACGTCTGCTAACCTATTTCTACTAAGTTGATAGTGAAATTTGTCAAAATCTTGGTGGTCACGCCACTCATTATAACATTCCTCTCCACCATTGAATCTAGATGCCCACCATAAAGCAACTTTATCCCACTCCATTGGAGAAAGATTCTTTGCTTTGATTCGCTTACTAGGAACACCAGTTTGAATACCACAGATTCTCTGCAGCATTTGTCTAGTATCCATTTCAATCGTAAAGTATAGAGCTGACTTGCCTTTTTCTTGGGCTGCAGCAGCTACATTACAACAGGTAAAGGATTTACCTCCACCACGCTGTCCACCGATAACGACCAAGTCTTTGGGAG